ATAGATACCGTCAACCGGTACTTCCAGAAATGCCATACCGTCGTTACGTGGGTTATTCTTACGGAATCGTATTACACTGCCAACTGGCCACCAGTCCGTGACGTTGTACTCAGGCAAAGTGATAACACGTACGTCATACCCAGCATCCTTGTATGGCTTCGACCATGAACCAGTGCCGCCGCAAAGATCAAGAATGATTTTATCGCTATTTTCCTGCATACCACCTCCTTTCCGCTTCGACAGCTTCGTATACTGATGCTGTATTCCATGCGTTACGCTCGTCTCCTGCCTCCTCAGCATAAGCTAGAGGCGTGTTTTCAAGACTATTCTCTAACCTATCCAACAATGCTAGTGCCTCTTGGTTGATGAGTTGCTTTGCCTCCTTAGCCGCCGAGCTTGGTGTTACACATTGTCCATCGATCCACTCAGCATCGCTACCCTGGTGTGTCGCTGCGCATACACTCATGCGCTGAAAGAGCAATAAAAGTTTATGGTCTAGCTCGTCGCTATTCTGTGTGCTCATGATGTCTCCTTATTGTTAATAGCAAACGCTGCGTTTCTTTGGTACTGAGCCTGTGCCGTTAGAGCATGATCGACACATCGTTTGACTATCTCTTCGACGGTTAGCCCCTGGAACTCACGAGGCAAGCGCCATTCCCTGCCGATGTAGCCCTCTATTTCTTTTGCAGCCAACTCACGCTCTGTAGCACGTGCTTCTGCAATCTTGACTCCTAGTTGTTGGTGGGATGCCTCACGTCTCACAAAGATGTTCACTATGCGCTGTATTGCATGCTCGCCCCTAACATCGCTTACCCAGTTTCCCGAGTGGATAAGGGCCGCACGTAATTCTGTTGCAAGCTGGGGCTCGCTCTCACTATTGGCATCTATTGGTTTGGTCATGATTTTACCTCGTTACCCATATTAATAATCCTGACCCAATCACTACTGCTACAAGCATCAGTACAACGCCTACTGCTTCTTTGATAGGGAAGGTGGATTGTTCTGGTTCACCGCCTTTCATTGCTACTTCCTTCTAAATAATTGACTTAGAGCTATGTATACCCCGATAGCTACGCCGCATACGACTACAACTACCCACATTATTTTGTGACCGCCACAGGTACTTGCCAAGTTACCTGACCATCATTAAGAACTGCAAAGCACTTGTATCCGCCTTTAATTGTCTTAACTTTATATCCCACTAACATCTTATTCCTCACTTTCTATTACTAGATTACAATGTATACACTCGCCGTACTGAACGTAATGGTTACAGCTCATTAGGCTTCCAAAATTATCTCGCCGATTTCACTGTCGGTTTTAGCTGCTTTGCCGCACTTAGCGCATGTTACAGTTTGCGGCTGCTTAAGTTCGCCCCAAAAAGTGTATGTTGGGTGCTGAATAGCGCCGAAACTATTGTGCGCGCAGATTATTTGTTTAATTTTGCTGATGATGGTTTGCATTTGGTTTGTCTCCTTTACCATAACTTAATCTTATATCGCTAGAAGCTATTTGTCAATAACATTTTTAAATATTCTCCTAATACAGATCAAGACTGCCCGACATGTTAATACTTCGGGCGGTTGAATAAACATAAGAATAGGTCACTAGTCATCTGATTTAAAGTGCTTCTTAAAGTCGGAGAAGCTACTGAATGGGGTAAGACACTGCACGCATAAGTACCTTGCGGGGATAACTATGCTGTGCTCTGACTCAAGCACAGTTTCGCCCTCATCATTTTCACCCGCCACTACGCCTTTATACATTTTAACCGTTTGGGTCTGAACGTATATTTGAGGCGAGCCACACTCAATAACGGGGTTGGGCTGGCTGTTAAGCTGCTGCTTGCGCCTTAGCCAAAGCTCTGGAAAGTACTTTTCTGTGAGCGCGTCAGCCATTATTTGGCGTTGAGGCTTCATACGAGCTATTCCGCTCCTTCCATAAACGATTACCAATCTCCATTAAGCTGTCGGAATACCGCTTTAGATTACCATTCACGTCACCGTCGAAGAAAGCCTTGGCCATGTCCCGACCTGACTGTAAATCAATGTTGAATTCCATGACGAAGCTATCTTTTCCATACTTATTCTTGGTCTTCTCAATATTTTCAATCGAATACCCCTGCATAAGTAAATACGCAGCGATGCTCTTAGTTGAGGTTTTATAATTCTTTATTGTGTTCATCAGTCTTATTTCTCTTATTATGGGCTTTAGATATATATCCCCAGAGCCCTTTGCGCTTAAACACGTGGTTTTTCTTAGCAATCTCTCGTCTTTGCTTACGGTTTAGTGAATGACTATGCGTATGATCTACGTCTTTTCGATCTTCGCGTTGGTCTTCAGTGTCAACCATTTTCATATCCATAATTATTTGCCTTCTTTAATCCTGTTTTCTGAGTAAGGTACTTGCACAGCGAAAATGTGCAGCTCGTCTCCAATGAATCGCCGGTAGTACGGCTTTACCAGAAAAGTTCCGCCTTTATCTCCAGGGATAATGACTTTGGCTATCTTTCCTGATTTCATACCGTTTAACATCTTTAGCGAAGTAGAGCTAAACTTTGTACTGATAGTATCTTTAGACTCAAGCATTATATTTAAAACGCACACATAGCCCATTCAGCGCCACTCCTTTTTGTCTCATGATATTGGTTTGACTAGCCAGTTCCAAATATATGACGTACGCAGCACTAGGGGAAATCTAGCCGCCATATATTCAGAACTGGGTTATTGTGTAGTAGCAGCTGGTAGTAAGGGTCAAACTATCATCGCATATATGACCGTTGCGTTTCTTAGTAGATAGTAGGGCTGTACAACCCGTGCTTACTACCATGTGCCACTACACAATATCTTGGTGCTGGTAATGAGGCAGGGATTTGACAGGCCGGACAGCGTCACCCGTGTACACTCCTCATTCGCCCATGATAGTCACCCTGCAGGCCATAACCGTTCACGATATTGACCGGATGTGTTAAGGCTAAGTCAATTTATAGTCAGCGTCTACCTATTCCGCCACTCATTACCAGCATTCAGCCAGCAGGCATGGACTGGGTCACGAAAGTGATTGGCTCGAAAGCCGCACCCTGCGCTGTCGTTACCTAAGCGCGACCCTTCCATGTTGTCCTGCTGGCCATAAAGCAGACAAAACATTATGTTTCACTTCTGTATTTTATCTGCTCATTTAGCCAGTCAAACCAGATTATTAATGTACCCTCTTATTGTATTTCGTTAGAAGCTAATTGTCAATGTATTTTATTAATATTCTTTGCCTGGTATACTGAAAATTGAAAAGCAGCCCTTTTCTTACCCTTTGCATTGGGTTTGTCTCCGGGGCTGCTTTTTGCTTTAGTTACTAACCTTAATTTATTAACGAAGCGGGTCTACCTACGGCTCATCTAGTACGTGTTGGGTTCGGCGTAGGGCGAGGAGGAGTAGTTCTTAGTTTCTCATACTTCACCATAGCCTGGTGCATGTAGACATTAGACCCATTTGACGCCAACCCTGGCGAACCATGCGGTTGCCACCCTTCACGTATATGTGCTCGTATCTCACTCTCTATCCGAACAATATCCCTAATCGTACCTGTTAGTATTGCGTAGTCAACTATTCGCTGGTTGTTATTCACTCTTTAGTCCCCCCTAGTATCTGGTCCATAGCTTCAATGGCATCCTTCATTGCTCTAAATTCCTCGTAACTTAACTCGTTAATAATTATCTGTTCAACCTTATCTCTGTTTATAACAGGCTCAGACAGCAATAGCGAAGCCATATGGGCCTTTCCGTGCCGTTCACCTATTTGGTATTGCTTTTTAAAAAGCGCGTTTATACCTTCAGAGTCTTCGTGCATAGTTTTATCAATCGAGTACTCTTTATTTTTCATAGTTTGATCTCTAAATCCTTATAGCTCTCCCACACCCACGCCTCATAGTATCCTTGCCGATCAGTGAACAAGTAATAGTCGGTGTCTCCGTCGTCGTTTAGTATCAGGCCAATCGACGACCTTTCAACGGCAATATCTTCTGGAAATAACTCTTGAAACGCTCCAGCATATTCAACAAAGCGCTTTCTAGCTACTTCCTCGCTAAGCTCACCGCTCAGCACAAGTACACCATCCTCACCGTATGTAACGGGCTGTCGATGTGTCTCGTGGAATTCAGATTTAGTTGGCTTCTTCATCCGTAGTCCTTGGTTAACACCTTCTTCGAAAGCAGCGTTAGCCATGATCTCAATTTGTTCGTATATTGTTCTAATACGCATTCTGTTTTCATTCGAGCCCAGGTAAGTCATTATTTTTTAGTCCCCTGCTCTTTTAGCAATTTAACAAATAGTAGTTGCCCGCTCTTTTGCTTACCGTACTTACGAGCGTGTTCTGCTAAGGCGGTAAACCGTAGTGTTCCAAGCTGATAAAGCTTTTTAAAGAAGAATGGCCGGTATTTATCCTCTACCAGATCAGGCATCGAATTGATTATCGCGTCTGCCAAGTGAGTTGGTATATCTGTTTTAACATTATTATTTTCTATAGAATCTATAGAACTATAGTTTTCTATAGAAGGTTTAGTAACCTTTTTTTCTATAGACCCTCTATGGTAGTCCCTATAGAAGGCGACCTCTGAGATTCTTTGCATAAACTATTGCTTTCCACAGCAAACCTTGCTATTATAATAAGGAGTTTTGAGCAACAAAAAGCTAAGCGCTTGTTTAGCTACATCAAATCCAAGTATAATAGCTTGGGTTTTTTGTTTGGTTTATTATTGAGTTTTGAGCTTATAAGACACATCCGCGGTCTGCGGCTTTTAAACTCTACGTTCACTATACACAAACATATACAATTTACACAAGCCTATTTTTTGGAAATCCAGGCCTATCACCGTAAAAAGTCTGAGTTATCCACAGGTTTAAATGCTATTCAAACCCCTTATCCTTTGCTATACTAAAACCATAATAACGAGGGAATCAAAGTGGGCAATAGTTTCAAACAACAAAAACTAAAATTAGAGTGTCGATGGTGCGGCAAAAAGTATCGACCTAATGGCACTGAATACTGCTCTGGTATGTGCATCGATATCAAACAGCACATCGAGAGAGACAAGATTAAACGGAGTCAGCCCTTTATCGTGGAAATGAGACGCAAAAAAGCTCTAAAGCTACGGGAAGACGAGAAACTAACGCCTGTTAAGTCTTACGCTCAAATACTGAAAGCTGCTGAGAAAAGAAAAAGAAATATGTTTAGAAGCTATATCGTTCCGCCTCCTGGGGCGAAGCCACCCGTTAAGCAAGTAAAGAGCCTGGAGTAAGCATAAGGCGCTATAGATCACCCTAAACCAATCATATATACTAAATTGTGAGTGAAGGAGACACCCAAACAATGGAATTTATATCACACGTTATCACTTTTGTACTTATAGCCATAGGCGTGTTACTGATGACTGTTATAGCTATTCACGCGATAGCCTACGCCGCTTCTGCTGGTTTTTACTCCGCGCAGCGGAGGTATCGTTCGGTTAAGCCTGTTGCCAACACTAATCTGCACACACTGAGTGTCAGTCCTGATGCCATTAAGGCTATTCATGAAGCCATGAAGGGGATAAAGTAGTTATGGCTAAGCGAGGGAGGCCAACTAAATTTACAAATGCTCTAGGAGATAAGATTTGCGCTGAGATTGCGAACGGTAGGTCATTGCGCAGTATATGTTCTGATGAGGGAATGCCAGAAGCACGAACTGTGTTTAGGTGGCTACGTCTCCCCAGCATGAAGGAATTTTGTCAGCAATACGCGCGTGCATGCGAAGCAAGGACTGATGCCTTTGCTGAAGACATGATTCATATCGCCAGCACGCCAGAACTGGGTACTACCGTGACTGTTAAGAAGACGCCAGAAGGCATAGAGACAACCACCAAGACTGAAGACATGCTAGGCCATCGCCGTCTGCAAATCGATACCCTCAAATGGAACTCAGCACGCATGAACCCTAAAAAATATGGCGATAAGATTGATGTAGTGAGTGATGGCGAAGCCCTGAAGTCTCCCGTGACGGTCTTCAACATGCGTCCTGGCGATATAGCCAAAAAAAGCAAGAAGGAGTAACCAGTGGAAGAGCAGCAATTTGGCGCCTGGCCGAAACAAGTCGAGGTCATGACTGCTGTTCGTGATGCTAAAAAGAATGGCATCACCGAAATATTTATGATTGGCCCGATTGGTAGTACCAAAACATTCGCCATGGCCATGACTCATATCAGCATTGCCTATGAGTTCAACAACTGCATTATTCCAGTAGGTCGCAAAGACTTATCAGAGGCTCAAATTGGTACTTGGGAAGTATATATGGAAGCTCTAGGAAAGATGGGATTTGTAGCTAACCGACACTATACTGTTCGCCAAGCACCAAACGACTTGCGTATAAAATTCTTCGAGACAAACTCAATCATCCAATTTATTGGTATGAACAAAAGCCGAGATCGCGACTGGGCTAAACTTAAGATTACCGCTACCACTGCCGGTATCGATGAAGTTGACGACGTTGATGAAGGTGGCTATGTGACCCTACAATCACGTACAGGGCGTAGAAACGATAACGGCGCCCCTAGTGTCACGTTGTCCGCCTGTAACCCTAACGACGGCTGGACAAAGCGTAAGATATACTTGCCCTGGCTTAAACGCATTGGCCGACGCCCAGACAACATGACCGATGAGGAATGGGAGTCGATTGAGCCACTACCGCCTCATATCATGGTTATTGAGTTTGAAATGGAAGATAGCCCACTTTATTTAACTGGCTACTACGATCGCTTCATGGACCGTCCAAAGAGTTGGAAGGAACGCTTTTTATACAATAACTGGAACTACTTTGATGATGATAACTCGCTGTTTAAATCGCGTACACTCGATACGCTTACCATCAATCGACTGAAGCGTGGCAAGAAGTACATAGGCGTTGACCCGAATGCTGGAGGCAATGACAGAGCAGTTATTTGCCTCTGGGAAGACGACACTATCGTAGACATCGAGGTATATACTACTGAACAGCTTAGGAAGCTCGCCCAGCCTGACGAGATAGAGCCGCTAAACACAGGCGCTATTATCGGCCGCCTTACAATAGCCATGGCTGAGCGGGAAGGTGTAGGGTATGAGTACATAGGTGGCGATGTTGTTGGTATTGGCCAAGGGTGGCTTACATACATGCTTGGAAAGGGATACAAAGTAAAGCAGTTTCGTTCTGGTGATGCGCCCTATCAGACGCTAGCTGAGAAGTCACGTAACATTAAGCCCCCATACAATATGCTACGCTCTCAAGTTTTCCACAAATGGGCTATGGATACTGAGAATAGCAAAGCCTTCATGTATTCTGGCTGCCCGTTCATCAGCGAGCTAAAAAAAGAACTATTACTACACGAATACGACGAATCTGCAAAAGTGCTTGCCGTTGAGTCAAAAGAGCAGCTTAAAAAACGCCTTGGCATGAGTCCGGACATCGCCGATGGCGCAATGGTAGGCTATTGGGTTAGAATGATTACAAGTAGTCAAAGCACAAGCAACCAGACAATAACAGTCGGCGGCAGCTACGACGAACTGTACAATAGCAACAATTGGTTTTAGAATATAAATATATATGGAGAGTAGGCAGTGAAAATATTTGGACGTGAGGTAACGCTCAGTCGTGAGAAACCGCCGAAGGTCATCGGGAGAGAGCAGGGGTCAAGCCTTGAAGCCGGTGCACCGTACGCAAGTTACCTAGAAGACGATTTTTTTAATGGCCGTAGAAAGCCTAGGATTAAAGAGATCATGAACATGATCGACACCGATGGCACGGCAGCTATGCTATATAGCGTCGTTACCTTCCCCCTACTCGCAGCTACGTGGCGCATTGACGCCGACCCAAAAGATGTTGCTATAGACTCTAACGGTAACGAGACACACCCCCAAGCTGACTTTGTAGAAGCCGCGTTGCGAAATCCTGAGCACAAAGGGGGGATGTCCACTCCATTTAGCTTAGTTATGTCAGAGATGGTTCTAGCCATTGCTCAGGGCTATAAATTCTTTGAGATTGTCTATAAGCTGAACGACGACGGAAAGATAGTATTTAAGAAAATCGTAAGCCGCGACTACCGTCAGATTGAAATACTAACGGACGAGACTGGTGGTTTTGACGGCGTGAAGCAAACCGTTAGTCGCGACGGAAAAGAAGTGACTGTCACGATTGACTTGCCTTATTGTTTCTTGTTTACGCATCGGAAGGACCGCAACAAGCTAAAAGGCATGAGTGCATTTACTTCCGCTTGGTATCACTATGACAAGAAGCATCGTTTTTACTATCTGTCTTATCAGCAAGCTAACGCATCGGCTATCAACCCTAAGAGCCTTGAAGAACCAGACGGTGTGACTCCAGAGGTGCGGGACGCTAATCTGCAAGCCGCACATCGAATGGCGACGCGACCAGTTATCTCTCTGCCCTTTGGATGGAAACTAAACGTACATTCACCCGGCCAGGTAATGGATATGATACCTCACCTCAACCATCACGATGCACAGATGGCGCGCTCGTTCTTAGCCCAAATGCTTCTCTTAGGAAACCAGCAGGGAAACAGTGGTGGCAGCTACTCACTGAGCGAGAACCATAGCGACCTATTTATTCTCGGCATACAGTCAATCATGAACTCAATTGAGGAGCATATAAACGCTTTCCTCATAGCTAAATTACACAACTACAACTTTGATAATCCTCTTTACTCGAGCTTCAAGTTCAATGATCTTACGAACGCGAATAAGCTTCTCTTGCGTGAAGCTTTTAAGGCCCTTGTATCTAAAGGTACTTTGCCGCAGTGGATTACCGATGGCATATCAGAGAAGGTTGCCGAGCAACTAGACATACCCATGCCCGACGAAGGAGTGGAAGAAGAACCAGACGATGACGGCAATACCCCATCGTCTGGCGCAACAGTGGAGCAATCACGACAATCAAAAGTGACTAAGCTCGCAAAGCCAACGTGGTGGCGCGAGCTTACAGCACCGGAAGCTAAGGTTAACTTTTCCTCCATTCAGAAGAAAGCCGATAGCGCAGAAGACAAATTGCTCAACGAGATGCGACCTGTATTTGATAAAATCAGAAAAGATGCTACAGATAGGCTTAAGCCACTTATCGAGGAGCAAGGCGCCCGAGCACTTGACGGCTTTGAACTAAAATATCCTGATGAACTTCGCCGCGTGATGTCGGACAACATGATATCTATGTACAGCACTGCCAAGAATATGGCAGCTGACGAACTCAAGGTCGCAGCACCAGCCAACAAGCAAAAGTCTAAGGACTTAATGATCGAGCACACTAAAGCTATTGTTGAGAAGCAGTATGGCGACCTGCTGTTCAACGTAAAGACCATAGTGACTGATGCGGTGCGAAAAAACCTGCTTGATAAGACCGAGCTGTCTGTTGGAGAAGTGATCGCAGCAATATCCGCTGCCTTTTTCGCCTTTTTCGAAGAGAAAGAGCCGCTTACCGCTGGAGCTATCATTAGCGCCGCCATAAATATCGGACGCGATGATGTGTTCATGGATAATGCCAAAGACGTTTACGCTTTCCAGTATTCGGGTATACTTGATACAAGGATATGCAATATTTGCAAGGACCTTGATGGCAGTGTCGTCGAAGAAGCGACTTACTACTCGACAAAGTGGATGCCACCCATTCACTTCAACTGTCGCTGTATATGGGTCGCTATCATGGAAGACGAAGAAGATAAGCCAGCAATCACTGGCCTTCCTGAATCACCTGGCGGAGCAACTCAACCATCATTATCAGCATCTAACAGAGGATTAACATGGCATACAAAGACGGCGACGAAGTAGTAAAGGGCACTACCTGGTTCTTCCCTGTTAGCATTGAGGATACTCAAGCAGATAACCCCGACTACACCCAGTACAAAGCCTACTTCACCATTAAGAAAACACTTGAAGACAGCGATGAGGATGCCATATATTTTGATGACCTCGTTTTCGATTCAGGCGGGCATGTGGAGTTCATTATTGAGCCAGAGCTAACTAAAGGTTATCCCGCGGGGTATTGGCACCGAGCGGTAAAAGTCATTGGTCCTGACGTTCAAGACGAGATTGCAACAGAATTCACAATATTAGAAAGCGGAGTAAAGACTACCTCATGATAACTAAAGTCACTACCAAGCGGCCATTAATAATCAGGTTTAAACAGTTCAAAGTTGGCGGTATCCCTGTATCTGAAAAAGGGCAGCCGAACGGCGTAGCGACGCTCGGCCCTGACGGCAAAGTACCCTCTGCTCAACTGCCATCGTTTACCGCCCCTGTAACTAGCGTTAACTCGCGCACTGGTGATGTCGTTGTCACTAAAACTGACGTTGGTTTAAGCCTTGTCCCTAATGTTGATGCCCGAGCTCGATCTACTCATACTGGTACGCAAACTGCAAGCACTATCTCTGATTTTCAGTCAACCGTATCAGCTAATGTTGATGTTTCCGCAAATACTGCCGCCCGCCATACACACTCAAATAAGGCCATTCTCGACGCTACTACCGCTAGCTTTACTACTGCCGATGAAACAAAGCTAGATGGTATAGAGGCAGGTGCGACCACGGACCAGGTAGCGTCTGAGGTGCCGTTCACTCCTAACGGGGATATCGTCGCAACTAATGTCCAGGCAGCCATACAGGAGGTGAGGGACGATACGGACACGAAACTGGCGGGTAAAGCCTCCACAGCATATGTTGATGCCAAAAATGCTGCTAACACCAGGAATATAGTTCAGAACGCTCACGGCTTTACTGTTGGCCACGTCTTAAGATATAACGGTACGTCATACGTGCTTGCACAAGCGGATAGCTCAACCAACGCTGAAGTGATCGGCATCGTGTCGGCCGTACTCGGCGCAAACAGCTTTACACTACTTACTGACGGCTATATTACGTCTCTCAGTGGGTTAACGCCTGGAACTACTTATTTCTTGAGCGCTACGACGCCTGGGGCTATTACCGACGTTCCACCCTCGACCGCCGGTCAGGTAAGCAAGCCCCTGCTTCGATCTGATAGCGCAACGAGCGGTAACTTTGTGAACTATCGCGGTATCAACATCATCACCGGTACTGGCGCAGAACAGCCATCTGCTTCGGCCTTACGGGTCCGTCCGATTATTAATTTCGACTTTACCTATGTGTCTGCCAGTATGGGGCCGTTTATTAGCATCGCTGTAGCGGGCGGTTCGGTTACTATCCCAAGTATTGGCGGCATGCCTAATCATCCCGGTATGGCACGAATTAGGAGCAGCACCACAACTAACGGTGGCGGATATGTTGGCACAAACACCACTCAGCTACGCATCGGTGGCGGTGAGATGTTTGAAGCCGTAGTTTACCCAAACACCTTTACATCAACTACTACTCGCCTGGGGTTCTTAGACACGGCTAGCTCAGTCGATGCGACTGACGGTGCATACTTTGAGATAGACAGCACCGGCATGGTAGTGGCGAAGACTGCCAGTAACGGTGTGCGCACCACTGCCGGCACAACAGCTGCTCTCGCAACCGGGCAGTGGTATCGAATGGTGGTAGAGGTAAATAACACTGCAACTTCCGTTCTCTTCACGGTATACAATGAATCTAACACTGCTATTTACTCGCAGAGTATAGCAACCAACATCCCCACAGCTGTAGGCCGTGACACCGGTCTAGGGGTAATATCTACCGACTCAGGAGTTGTTGCACAGGACCTAATACACATCGACTATATGGCTTTGACATATACAAAAGATATTAGTAGATAGGATGTTTATCAAGAGTAGCGATGATATCGAATAGGTTTATGCCTGCGAAGGGCTAAGAGTAGACAAAACAAAACGACCCTAGTGCCAAGGGTCGTTTTATTATAAGATTGGTACTAATTGCTTAAGGGACGGTTAGACATTCTTAGTATACACCGCCATCACGGCCACGACCAATAAACCGCTGGACTAGCCAGACGGCTAGTATCACGATGGCCAGCCAGAAAAGTAAGTGGATTGCCCAGTAGGTAACTTCCATGAGCGCGACTGCGATTAGCCAGACAAGAATTAATGTGATTGCTACTGCTAACATGTTGAACTCCTTTTTGTTATTATACCATCAATAAAAATACTCCGCTGTAGTCACGGAGTAGTAGGTGCCATTAGGAGCCTTACGCTGTCGATGCCGACTATTGGGGCTTTGTAGTAATTAACAGCGGGCGTACCGTCTCAGTTGATTACTATATTATAGTAGCATAGATTAACTTTATTGTCAATACATATTGACCCTTTAAACTATAAGCGTGTTACTATACAAGTACAAAACTAAACGAATGGAGACAAACTAATGCAAGAGCCTCTTAGAAGCGGTTGGCTGTTCCCTGACAGCACCGTAAGCCCTATCACTGACATACAAAACACTAACTGGCACGCTATCAGCGCAATGTGGTTCCATGTTAGCAGCACCGGCACGCTAGTATTAAGGAATGCAGCATCACACGGACAATTCCACTATAACGCTACACGAGCCCAGATCGTCAGAGATAATAGCAGCCTTGCGCTAGTTAATGTTTCATGTGCTAACCCGACCTATATGCACGCAATGTGCTATAACACTACCAAACGACCAGCCGCGATTAATACACTGATTGATTTTGTAACCACTAACAATCTTGATGGCGTGGATATTGACTTCGAAGGTTTTGCAAGTTTTGGCCCAAATATGTGGACTGGTTATAAAGTGTTTCTCACCGAGCTTGGCAATGCCTTGCATAACATCGGAAAGGTCTTGTATGTAGAAGTTCCGCCTATCTGGAATAACACAACGACTATGGGGACTGGCAAAGAATGGATGGAGCGCAACTCACAAGGTTACTACCCTAACTTCAAATACGAGAGCTTTAACACTATACCAGTCGATAAAGTAGTTATCATGGCTTATGACTACCATTATGATATGACCGTCGGCACTCCTAACCAACCACTAGAGTGGCTGCGAGATATCCTGAAGTGGGCTAAGACTACTATCACTGACGATACCCGCATCGTTGCCGGACTTCCTGTTGCAGGATACGGCGGGACCACTGGTAGTTATGCGCAAACTGGCGCTGGCTATGACTGGCTTGTTAAGCAGCCCGGATTTAACTTAACCTCCCGGGATGCTTCAAGTTCTGAGATCATTTGGCAGAACGCAGATAAAAGCTATGCCCTCATTGACCAAACTGCCCTAGAGGATAAGATCGAAGTGTGTGTTGAGGAAGGAATTGGCGAGTACATGCTGTGGCACATCGGTGGTAATCTATATGGCAAAGATGTATAATTAAAACGGTTCCCTCGAACCAATATCACCCCAACGCCGCTGTGGGGTGATATTTTTTTATAAATATGTTATCGTATGTATGTACACGTTTTGGTTTTAGCGTGCACAACCTTATACCCCCTAGTGTAGTGCCGTATGAATTCCATACGGCATTGTGCTATCATGAATATATCCTTCGGTCTAAGACGGGTTTCAATCAGTAAATACCACCTTTAATCGGTGGTATTTGTATGTTATTATAGCCTTAACCTTCAATTGGCATGAGAGTGGATAAGGGCTACGTTAGCGCGTAGCCCTTTCACGTTTAAGCACTAGCTATAAAAAAAGTAAAGCCTATGTCATAATACAGGTATGATTACAAAGCCTAGTGAAACAAACTTGCGATCACTCATTAGTCCGGTTCAGCTCGGCAAGACGGATAATGTGGTTGGTACTATCTTCAGCAAGCAAATCATGTCATACGGTACATGGATTAATCCAAACTGGTGGTGGGATGAAGAACTCACCATGGAACTCGACGAAGGCCTAGCCGACGCTATGATTGACAACTTTAACAAAAAGACGTACGGAAAGAAAATATCCGTGCCGCTTAATCATACTGGTGATGTTACCGCTAATGTCGGCGAAGTTATGAAGTTAGAGAAGCGACCTGGTGGTCTTTGGGCCTACCTAGATATTCGCGACGAGGTCGCCGTTAAGAAAATTAACGATGGACTTATATTTGACGTTAGCATGGGGTTCGATTGGGATTATGTGAGCCAAAAGGACGGCAAGCATTACGGCCCTACCCTCATCCATGTCGCCCTTGTGACTGACCCATACCTGAATGATATGGATGATTTCGAGCTGGCCGACAACGCTGCTCTGTCTCGAAGGTTTGAAGAGTATGCCCTAAATACTGGATTTGGCAAATCTCAGCCAAGCATTATAATGATGAGTAAGGATAAAGTAGAGGAGTTAAAGCGTATGAAGTTCGCTAAAGTCACTAACGATAAGGACTACCCAGTAGAGGTTACTTACACCGACGCTGATGGTAAAGAGCAAAAGCAAGTGCTTGAAGCTGGTGCTGAGGTTGAGGTATCTACCGAGCAAGAACAGGCCGTGAAAGATCAGATCGCCAGCGCAGAGAAAGCAGTCGAAGGGAAAGAAGAAACTGAAGAAGAGCGTCAGGCTCGGGAAGCTGAAGAAGCTAAAGCTCGCGAAGAAGAAATTGCAAAAGACAATAAAGAGCAGGAAAAAGCAAACGAAGAGTTGTCAAAAGCTAAGGCAGAGCTTGCAGAGCTGAAGGCTGAGAAGGCTTACAATGAGCTTCTCTCTAAGGGTAAGATCGTTCCAGCTCAGAAGGATTTGTTCCTAAGCATCGCACGACTAGGTGAAATGCAGCTGTCTTCTGACGTTAAGGCACTAAAGTTGTCTAAGGGTCAAAACACTAGCTTAATCACTATGCTTTCTGCTATTCTGGAAGCAGGACCACAGGTTGTAAAACTTGGAGAACAAGGTGGGGACAGCAAGGACGAGGAAAAAGTCGAACTTAGCAAAGAGCAAGAAGCCAAGCTTAAGCGGATGGGCTTCAACCTTAACACAATCAAGAAACAACTTGCAGCCGGTAAATTAACCCTATCAGAGGAGAACGAATAGTATGGCTAACTTAACAGCCCCTCGTGCTATCCAACGCGGTCAGGGCCACATTCGCCCATATGCACTCGCTGGCAGCACAACCGTATTACAAGGCGCTCTTGTCGCCGTTGGCTCGTCTGGCTTCGCCACCAATGCAGCCGATACCGCCAACCTTAAGTTTGTTGGCGTAGCTGACAAAACATCGCGAAATACTGCTGGTAACGGCGCTAAAAAAGTTCGCGTATGGGCTAACGGTGTTATTGATCTAGCTTGCACCGGCGCAACCCAAGCTTGGGTTGGTCAAAAAGTGTATGCTGTTGACAACCAAACTGTAGCATTGGCTGCTACTACTACGAATGACGTATTGGTCGGTGTCGTCACTGAATTCGTAAGCGCAACTAAAGTATTCGTAGCTCTTACGCCTGACGCGTAATCTATATAAGAACGGAGATAAACTAAATGTTAGACGATTTATTTGTAAAAGGCCTGCTAGCGGAGTACCAAGAAGCTTACGACCAGTACACTGCTGATACTTCAGACATCATGATGGAAGTCCAGAGCACCACGCAAACCGAAAACTTTGCTTGGCTTGGTTCTGTTCCTCGTATGCGCGTCTTCGATGGTGAACGCAAGCCCGTACAGCTCGGTGCCTACAAGTACGCCATCGATAACGAAGAGTACGAAGCTTCAATGGCCATCGACCTTAAAGACGTTGATGATGATCAAACTGGTAAATATGCTATTTTGGCTGGTCAGATCGGCCAGGCTTCCGCTAGCTTCCCTGAAGAATTGCTCTACAGCCAAATTCTTCCTGGCGGCTTTAGCGGTCTAGCTTACGATGGTCAATTCTTCTTTGACACCGACCACTCAGTAGGCGCTAGCGGTAACCAATCTAACTTGCTAACCGATAAGCTTGGTCCAACCTCGTTTGATGCAGCCGTAAGTATGTTCTACAACTTCAAAGACGACCAAGGCCGACCACTGAACACTAGCCTTCGCCTCAAACTGATCGTTCCTGTGGCACTGCGCGCAACAGCTCGCAACCTGATTCAGAAAGAACGGCTTGCTGACGGTTCTGACAACCCTAACTACCAAGCAGCAGAAGTACAAGTTAACCCATGGCTAACCGACCCTAACGCATGGTACCTTATCAACACTGAAGGCACCGTTAAGCCATTTGTTAAGCTTAATCGCAAGTACGAACCACTTTCTGTTCTTGGCCACTTGCCAAACGCTGCAAGCGTTATTAACCAGGCTGAGTCTGAGTTTATGCGACGTAAGGTGTACACTGGTACCTACTGGCGCGGTGCTGTAGGTTACGGCCTCTTCCAAAAAGCCGTAGCATCAACTGGCGCTACCGGTACACTTGGAACCTAGTAACACTAAGGGTAGCGGCCTAACAGCCGCTACCTATTTTAGCGAGGTATAACATGAGCAAAGAATACAAAGTACGATTGATTAAAGGCTTCCAGCTACCACAGGGACACCGACGAGCTGGTTATCAGTTCCTGCCTGGTCAAGCACAAACGGTTGAGCTTGACGACAGCCAAAAAGAATTGATTGATAAAGATCCAGTTTTAGAGTTCCTAGACGGCGACTCTGACGTTAAAACCGTGAACACACATGAAGATACCCATTCGGCCCAAAGTGAGCATGAGGGCAGCCAGAAGCAGCCTGTGCGAGCGTATGAGGGTGAAGCTAACGAGAATCTAATGTCACTCAACCGTGACCAGCTAAACACTCGGGCGAAAGAGCTTGGTGTTGAAAGCCCTGAGAAGCTTGGTAGCAAGCAAGAAGTAATCGACGCAATTCAGAACAAGGAGTAGTATATGGCATACGCAGGCGTTCAAGCCATCCGCGAAGCCGCAGGTTTGATGAAGCGTGCCCAAAACGAAACCCCACAAGGCGCGGTAGACGGCATCAACCGCGCCTTTGTCGTTGACCGGCGGCCTATCATCGACTCAAACCATGACGGAGAGGTAGATAGCTACGACGTACTTGTATACGTCAATGGAGTTGCTGTTGATGTTGAGAGTGTGGACGCCCGAACGGGTACTATCACTTTAGAAACCGCACCAGCTGTGAATGCTGAGGTTCTAGTCGATTACTGTTTTGGGCCGCTTGATGACGACTACATAGCAGGTAAAAGCGAAGAAGCCGATAGCTGGATTAAATCTAAGCTTCGTGGAGTAGTTGATTTACCACTTAGAGAAACGCCTGGAGTTATTGAGACGGTAGCAGAACTCTATGCCGCCGGCTTGATACTAGTACGTGATGTTGGCGATAACGTTGATACTGAACTTACATCTAAGGATGGAGCAGCTAAAATTACTCTCGCGCGCTCTTTGCTGGATGATTATATTCAAGGTATAAAAAACGAAAAACAAGCAAGCGAAGGTAATACCAACAATACACTTGCTGTTGCAAGCGACCCTAACGCGTTTGGCCGTTACATGCGCGATGAGTACTATGACGAAGAAGACTGGTTTATGAGACGGCATGGCGGGTGTTAACCTACAAGTAACTATTGAGGGAGAAAAGCAGGTAAGCAGGCGCCTGCTTATTCTTGTTGATGGTGTTACCAACTACACCGAGCCACTCTACAAGATAAACGGCGAGCTACATAAAACGTTTCAGATGAACTTCAGCCAGAGAGGCTCATTATTCGGTGGTTGGGCGCCGAGGAAGCCTCAATTCAGGCAGGGCGTTCGTGTCGATACGTGGCCACTACTTCAGAAGACAGGAGGCATGAGAAAGTCATTTAGAAGCACTCTTGGAAGCGAAGAGCTTGTTATAAGAAACGTAAGCCCACACTTTAAATACCACCAAAGTAACAAACCGAGGCGTCGTCTACCGCGCCGTGTTATGATGAAGATTGATAAAGAACGAAAAGATTTTATTGTTAAGGCTTTCCAGGAATACTTAGTTAGCCTGACGAGGAGATAGGAATGATACAAAGAGGGAATAGGCTGTATAAGGACCCGATCATTCAAAAAGTGATTGACGTTTTGAATGAAAAAGGACCTAGTAAGTTACGCAATCGGTATATTAATGGTAATATCCTTATCCCCAAGCAGTCAGAGCTGCCAGTCTGCTATATCACGAAGGATACTATATCTAAGCAGCCAGCCGACAATATGGAGGATGAACACCTGCAAAATTTGGTTGCCACTATTATCCTTGACATGACCAATGACCTTAATCAGATATACAATATGGTATCGGGCGATTCAGAACTGTACGAGCTGTGCGAAGCGAGAGACTACGAGACATACGAGCTAAAGCCTGACACCATCCTATCTGTTTTAAGCAGTGTGCAACAGATCGATAACAACTTCTGGATTGGGCTTGGCTCGCCAGTTGAGATAAATTATGGCCTTGGTATTGAAAGGCGCGGACCGGGCATCTTTTCTGTCGAAGCGACTATTCGATTTACCGCACGGCTACACCTATCGGTGCCACAGTAGAATTGTAATTCTGTTAATGGTAATATCAATATAAGGAGTAAATTATGGCAGAAGCAAAGAATAAATCAAGTGATGGTGAAGCTCAGCTATCAAGCTTTTATTTCCCTGTTCAGAATAGGGTAATTGAAGCTGAGAGCTATGAGAAAGCAGTCGAAAAGCTTGAAGCCGAGCAAAAGAAGGATGAGGAGGATAAATAAACATGCCACGAATTATCGGGCGCCTAACTAAGATTGGCATCGGCAAAGAGACCGTAAGAGGTACTGCTGTCGCCCCTACCTACTGGGTTCCGGTCCGGGAACTTGACTTTGATGATCAGACAGAATTGACCAGCAACGAATCAGGATACGGCAATATAGTTGATACTCAAGATCAACGAATTACTAAAACGTGGGGCGAAGGAAGCTACGGCGGTAAGATATTTGATCGCTCGGTTGGACTTGAACTTACAGGAGTTTTCGGCCAGTCGCCAACCAGTGTACAGCGCGCATCGAGCGGTGTATACGATCATACTTACACTATGGCGAATAACAACAATCATCAATCACTGACCGTTGCTGTTGCTGAAGACAACTACAGCGGGCGCTTCCCACTTGGGGTTGTCAATACCTGGACGCTTGAGGCTGAGCTTGGTGATTACGTTCGTCGCACCATGTCGCTCATCACCAAGAAGAGCGCCTCATCAACTGAAACTCCAGCGTATACGGACGAAGTAGAGTTCATTCCTAAGCACATGTCGGTAAAATTTGCCGCTGCTGGAGCCAATGATGCAACACTTACCGCCGCTACTGCTGCTAAAGTACGCGCTTTTACTCTCGAAATTAACAAGAATGCCGTCGATAACCAGGTTTTTGGCAGTACAGACCTAGACAATGTCGTCAACCGGCAAGTTAGCATCTCTGGCAGTTTTGAAGTCTACTACGATGACCGAACCTACCATACGTTAGCTGCTAACGCTACCTTCCAATCGATTCGCGTTGAGATGCTTAATACTGACGTGACAATCGGCACAAGCCACAACCCAGCGCTGCGCTTTGACCTGTCGAACGTATCGCTTGCATGGCCAGAAAGAGGATTTGATAATAACGATATCACTACCTTAACTGTAAATTATACTGGTATGCTAAACATCGCAACTGGCTCAGCTATCACGGCTCGATTGACCAACGCTTTTGCGGGTACTAACTACTAGAATGAAACAAAGGAGACATAAAAATGACTAAATTTTCGACAGACAATGTGACAATTACTTTGCCGATATCAGGCAAAGAGGTTGTGCTGCGAGGATTCGTGACTAAGCGAATGGAGGTAGCCACTTCTTCTGTATTCATGAAGCACTCGAAGGTCGACTTAACTCAGGCCATGAAGGGGGATAGCAGTGGTATCGACATGATATCTCTGAACGACCTGCCGGGCACCGCCATTACAGAGCTGACAGAGACGACCATTACAAACTTTGTTATTAGCCTTGACGGCAATGACTTTGGCGGGAACAAAGAAGATATTCTAAACGCCTGCTACGAGTTGCCTAGCAAAGACTTTGACGCTATTACCGATAAGTGCCATGTGATAACAAAGGGGACGTCATTTGACGAGGAAAAAAAGCGGCCTTAGCAGTTAACTACGCTCGGAGTTTAGCTAAGGCAGGTGGTGGCCGAGTTGATAAGGAGATATACATAACAATCATATGCGAGCACATGAAGTGGACTTACGATCAATACCTAGACCAACCTTCATGGTTTATCGACTCAATATACACCAAGATGTACGAAGACAACGTATTCAACTCAAAGAGCAAGTAAAGGTTAATAATAGATGCAGTCAGACTCAACCCTTAAGCTAGTCATATCGGCACGCGACGCAGCCTCTGCATCTGTTAAGAATTTCCAAAAGAACTTTCAGAACGCGACTAATAATATACAAAGCGATGTCGTCTCCGTAGGAAGGCGCACAGAGTCTCTATCAACCTCCTTCCGATCATTTGCGGATACGGCAAGTGGTGAGTTCGATCGGGTATCAAGTGGCATTGCACGGTTCGGTGCTGTGGCTGGGGCGGCGCTGCTTGGAGGCACGATAGGCATTGCTGGATTCGTGAAAGAAGCCAGCCAGCTTCAAAGTATCCGGGCATCGTTTGAGTCGATGACGGGTTCAGCCCAGCAAGCGGCTGAGGTGCTAGAGCAGTTAAACAAGTTTAGCTTTAACACTGCATTCTCGTCGGATGCTATTAATAGTGCAGCTAGGACTCTTCTAGGCGCTGGATTAGCCGTGAAGGACCTAGGAGAGGTATTGGCCAATATCGGCGACGTAGCGGGCGCTACAGGCGCTGATTTGGGCCGTTTAACGCTTCCTCTGTCACAGGCCCTAGCAAGGGGAAAAGTACAGACTGAAGACTTTTATCAGATTCTTGACTCGGGTGCTGGTAAGCTGGGCCAGGTGCTACGCGAAGAGGTTGCCAAAAGAGGCATGGGAGAACTCACTAAGGCCATGTCAGACGGTCTAGTGACTTCTGAGCTGCTCTTCGATGTTATACGGAAGTCGGCGGATGAGGGGGGGTTCGCCTTTCAGGGAGCAATTAAGCAGTCAAAAACTTTCGACGGCCAGATGTCAAACCTCAGCGAGACTATTAGCAACGTCGCTCTTGAGGTACTGGGCGTCAACAAAGCGACTGGCGATATTGACCCTAACGGTACATTTAGCATGATGAGTAACGCTGTCCGTGATGCTACAAAGTGGCTTAGCGATAACAAGAACGCAATCAGAGACGTAGCTAAGGTGATACTTGATAACGCCATTCCTGTCGTTACCGCTCTTGGTGCGGCATTCTTAGCGGCAAAAGTAGCGGCAATCGGTTTTTCAATAGCTGTTAGTGCTAATCCAATAGGCTTGATAGTAGCGGCAATAACGGCTCTTGTTGGTGGCTTGGTATTTCTCGAACTTAAGACAAAAGCTGTAAGTAACGCTTTTAACTCAGTCAGGCAGGTAGCACAGCCGCTGGTAGACTTCTTTACTGCAAATATTCTCCCAATACTCACCCAGGTCGGGAATTTCATCGGTAATAACTTTAAGGCCGCCTGGGATGATCTGAGCCAGTCAATCAATATACTTAAAAAGGAACTTGAGCCATTTAAGCCGCAGTTGGAGATACTTGGTAGGATTATTGGCATCGCCGTAGTCGCGCCTCTCCTAATATTTATAGCGGTAACGGGTACTTTGATCGCAGCTTTAGGCAGTGCTATATCAATAGTAGCTCGCATTATTGGTTGGTTCTCTCAGTTCCAAGTAGCAGTTATCAGAGCAGCGGGAAGTATGCTTGATTCATTCAGTAAAGCAATCGGTCAGGTGATAGGCTTCTTTGGTCAGATACAAGGCAAGATACTCGGCGCCCTTGGAGACACCGGAAGAATACTATACAACGCTGGAGCTTCGATTATTGATGGCTTCAGGAGAGGTATAGTTGATGCTTTTGAAGGGGTCAAGAAGTTTGTAGGTGGCATAGCCGAGTGGATTAGCAAAAACAAGGGCCCATTGAGCTACGACCGTGTACTGTTGAAGCCTCATGGTACCGCAATACTTAAAGGGCTAGAAGACGGCATAAAGAAAGAATGGCCGAGCTTACAATCGCTTGTGACTGGCATAGCGCCCAAGCTGGCAGATAGCTTCACTCGTTCTTCATTAGATGTTCCCGTCAACGCTTCGTCGCCTGGTATTTCTCCAATCAGTGACCCAAGGGGAGAGCTAATACCTGCCACTTCTTTATCCCCCCAGTCATCGAACAATACTTATAATTACAATGTAAGTGTCACCGTTCAAAACGACGGAACTAGCTTTACCGAAGCGCAAGCAGTTGACATGGCCCGCAAAATTAGCGATGCGCTTCGCACTCAAGGGCTACCAAGTGTTACACTATCAACAATGAGGGCACTACGATAATGGGACCAATTACACTAAACCTAACAGCTATACCGCAACCAAACACTGTTCGTGAAAACCCTGATCAAGTACAAACTGATCAAGTGTCTATTTCAGGCAGCCGACAGCGCGATCGTATGGGTAAAAAGAACAAGGTTGATTTAACGTGGAACTTCCTTACTCGAACCCAGGCTGCTGCGCTGGTAGAAATGTTTGAAACTGGTACGGTCGTCTACTACAATTCACTTAGCTCAGACCCCACAGGAGAGCTTGCATTCACCGGTCTTGCCACATATGAACAAGACGCCTACTTGAATAGTGGCGACCCTCTCGTGAGGCTTAGCGCAACAATAGTCGAGGTTTAAATGCAGGCCGTCAGTACCAACTTCAATAATGCGACCCTAGCAAGCTATCGTGAGCCAAAGTTTGGTGTTCTAATATCTTGGCTGAAGAACGTTGACCCAAGCACGAGCTTTTTTAAACTCGACTATTCACACTTAGATGGAAACGATAAGCTGAAGGGAGTAGAAAGCAGCGTCAGCTTCTTTGATCGCTATGATTACGTGAATGAGAGTGCCTACGTTGAAAGTTGGCGCATTACTAAAAAAGTCAGCTCAAGACCGTGGGGAGTTATCATGGCACAGGCCGAAGTTACCTTGAATAATGCCTCAAAGCGCTTTCTTCCTGGCTATGACCCCGTTATCGGGGACCACATACTTCGCGACCGCCCCATCAAGATATCAGTTGGTTTTAACGGCGAGTTTATTAACCTATTTACCGGTTTTACCGAGAGGCCAATGAACTCAATCGTCAACCGAAAGACCAAGCTACAGTGCTTCGACGCTATGTCTTATCTTAGTAATAAGAAGAGCAACTTGCCCCCTTTCGTAGACGTAAGAGCCCACGACATTATCGAAGCATTACTTATTGAGCAAGGGTTCGCGCCTAGTCAGTTTAATATTGAAGAGAGCTTGCAGCAGCCTATAGGGTACCTGTCGCCTAAAGACAAAGTGGTAACAGATATAATTCAAGACCTATGTGAAGCTGAGGGCGCACTTGCATTTGTGGATGAACAGGGCATCGTCCAGTGGTGGAATAGGCTTCACTCAACGTACAACCAAACGGACCAGTGGTACTTTGACTATACAAACATGAAGGATATCGAGTGGGATAGCACTAGCGTGATCAACGATGTATCCGTTAGGGCTCGACCATTGAAGCCTGCTGCTTATAACAAAATATTCGAGCTAGCCGAAGCCAGTGAAGAAACAGTAGTACCTCCTGGCGGGTCAACAGATATATTCGCTGAGTTCAGAGATGACGAAGGAGAGTTTGTTGCCATAAGCGTTACACCGCCGATATACATTGCCAATAACGTCGGCACAAGCGTATACTCTACTAACTTTAATATGGATGGTAGTGGGGCACCAGGTAACTCGTTTATCACACTGACAAGTACTTACAACTTCGGCAATAAGTACCGAATGACATTTGCCAATAGCGGCACTCAGCCTATTTATATCACGAACATACAACTATACGGCCAACCTGCTAAAGTCACTGCCATAAGCAGCCTTCCGCAAAGGAATCCGGCCAGCATTGATGAGTATGGCCTCAACCCCGACGATGGAGGTAACACTATAACCATCGAAAATGATTTAGTGCAAGATGCAGTCGCGGCAAACACACTGGGGTATATGTTAGTTCGATTCTTCAGTACTCCAATGGCACGGCTCAATATCAGTAACTTTTCTGCTCCTCAAATTCAAATTGGTGATGCAGTCAATATATCTATCGGCGATACTGACGAAAGCCTGAGTGGCATAATCATGGGTTACTCTATCGGTATGGAATATCCATCTAAGTTTGACCAACAAGTGTACGTCGAGCAGCGATCTTCACAAACATACTTCCAGCTTGACCACTCCCAATTAGATGGTACTGATAGACTAGCGCTTTAATGTTATAATTACAGAAAGGAGACACCATGGGTGAACATGAAAAAAACGATTCAGGAATAGCCAGAGAAAATCTAGTTGACTATCCTAAGCAGGACGAGTCAGAACTAGAGCAGATGGCTGATTTTTACGCTAAGCAGTATGGCATGGTGTATTTTGTTCGATGCCTTAACTGTAAGCGCGTGATAGCCGTTGAGGTGCCGCAGCCCGGAGGAAACACGGCACGAGGTATGCAGATATTTGGTTATCAGAACCTATTCATGACAACCCGTACACGTCTCGACAAGACGCCTAGCGGCAAGCCTATGATCGGGTACGAGTGCGCCTGTGGCAACGACACGCGACTTTCTGAAGTCGAAAGAGGTGTAGTGCCTACGCATACCACTGTCATCGATAAATCAGGAAATATCGTGTCGTCTGATGGTCCGCTTCCGTCTTTAAGCCCATTCGAAAGAGACAAGATGCGCAAAAGTGTCGCTGAGGTTGCTTCAAACAATGACTATAAAGCCGACTATGAGGCTGACGGTGTAAAAGAACGGTATGAAACGTTTATCGTAGAGAGGGTAAAATAATGCCATCGAGTGGTTATACTGCACTAACTTTCGTAGCTGACGAGCTACTAACATCAACAAAAATGAACATGATGGCTGCTAACGATGCCTCCTTCAACAACGGAAACGGCTTTAATGATGGTATATTAGTTACGCGTCACTTTGGCGCCGCACAGATAACAGCCGATAAGGTTGACTTGAGCGCCCAGCCAGCCTGGATTACACCCACCCTAGTAAACGGATGGGCCGACTACGGCTCAGGCTTCTCGCCGATTCGATACATGAAGGATAGCATGGGCTTTGTGCGAATTAGGGGGATGGTAAAAAGCGGTACTATTAACGCTACAATGTTCACTCTTCCGGTTGGCTACAGGCCAGTGGGAACAAGCATGTTCGTAGGGATGTCGGGTGGCGGTGCCGTTCGAATCGACATCACGGCTACGGGTGCTGTTGCTACAGTTGGTGGCGCCGCAGGAACGCAGAGTTTTACATCCTTAGAAAATATTGTATTTAAAGCTGAAAATTAATAATGCCTAGTTTTGACAAATCCTCCAGGGACTATGCTGTACCCGTTAGAGGCTCTATATTCGGCCTTAACTACACCGATGATACAGAGAGAGACCTGAGTGAAACCGGCTCAAAGTTAAACTCAAATCCAGATAGTCGGCCTTTGACTGGTGCGCCAAAGAATAGCCCAATTATATTACCTTTTCCCTCAAAAAATAATGCGCTTCGCATTCTCTACCCACACTATGGGGATATAGCAGAGTGTTTTGCCGACTTAATGATGACAGTCGCAGCAGCGGACAGTGACCTAACGCTGAAGCTAGCTATAGGTTACTTTACAGATAATTACTTTACTGCACAGACTGCCTATAGTGATACATACATAAACGAATCTTGGCTGAAGATAAGAGGAACGACGAACCCGCTAACAGTATCAGAGGGCGTTATTGCGGCGGATTTGCTTAACTTACTGCCTGCGATGCCTAAATATGGAAGTAGCGACTTTAAAAACGATGGCTTTGTGTTGGTTGTTGCCTTTAATCGCGTACCAATTTCGACTGGAACATACAAATTTGATTACCTGAACATTCATCAAAGCGTAACAGGAATAAAATAAATGGCACAATCAAGGTTTGTATCCACCTTTCCGGTCGGCCAGATACGTGGCTCAGATTACTCATACAACCCGGGTTGCGGAGGGCTAGGCGCGGGCTCGTGTGTTTTACCAGCCAACTTCTCTTATATCTACTGGCCAATTAAGGTTAATCCGTTTTCAGTGTTTAACAAGCAACTGACTCTTCGCAATACGTCTTTCTTGCCTTACCTCAACGCGGGCTCGAATGGGACTTGTGCTAACTCGAATGGTGCACAACAAAGCTTCGATATTTACTTGATGTATAAGGCGCCAGTGGCGAGCCTCAATACTTCACTGGCTGTGTCTAGGGTAGTTGTGCCAAACAATGTTACCCTGCCGTTCGACGTTACCTTTGAAGGAAATATGGCGGATATAAGTAAAAACCAGCTTCCTCAGCCTACCAGTCCACAGTACGAGCGGATAATTTGGGTTGTGCTTGATCTTAAGCAAACAGGATTAATGACCGGTGGGTTACCACAGGTCGGGGAGGCAATGAAAACGATTCACTTAGACTGGGAGGGGCAGCCATGAGCATTAGAAACAGAAATGAAGATTACACCCACCAATATAAGTCCATATCAGTCGCGAATGGTATTTACTGCGGTTACAATCCAGTACTAACAGTAAACGTCCCCTCGGACCTTATTGAACTAAAGAACTTGTATTGTCGTATCGTTATGCTGTCAGATGACGATGTTCCCACCAATAAGCGCAAGCTATACTGGATAGGAGGCGACCCCAAGGTGTCATATAACCCAATTACTGATGGCCTTCTAGTTGATGCTGTTCAGCCAAACATGATGTACCTCAATGCTTTAGCTAACGGTTCTGGCTACATTGATGTGTCAGTTGATCTAACGCATATTATCGATAAGCTTACGTTCAGCACTGGCAATACGATGGTCGCAGGTTCTGCTAGCCAGCCAAACTTTGAGCTTAATCTAATAGTGGATACGGAGAATTACGTTGGTATGACTGGCCGCCACAATGGTACTATGGTCTTATGGAAGACGGACATGATCTATACTACCCGGGGAATACAGTAAACTATCCTCCTTCACCGGGTAGAAAAAGAAAACAAAAAACAATGAATATTGACGGGTACCTTTTTACCCGCAAAGTTATGAATTACGAGCCAAAAGTATGTGCAACAAGTCGTTGTTTATGGTGTGATACTAGTTTTTCCCAATATATGGTTATTTGTATGGCGTGCGGCAACTGCCAGTACTGCGGTCTATACGCGCCAGACGCATTCGGTAAGTGCCTTCACTGCGGCAACCACTTGCCCGAAGAACTGTCTAGCATTACCACATTGAGGCCAGAAGTAGAATAACATGATATAGTTATAGTAACAGTTATGAAAACCGAGAATGACTCACAGCAGCAGCTCAAGGATGATGTCACTGAGCTAAAGGTCACGATGAAACAGGTGGTTCAGCCATCGCTTCAGCGTATCGAGTCTACTATCGAGAAAATGTCTTTTGTGTCTAAAAGCGAATATGCCGACGATCGTATAAAGATAGAGGCCGAGCTGAACGAGTTACGCAAGTTTCAACAGGAAGCACAGCCAGCAGTTAAGTTTTTTAATGCACTAAACAGCAGATGGACGCAGGTATTAATAGGGGCCTTACTTGCAGCTGCAGGATACGCAATAGCAAATAACTTAATAAAGGTTGTGTAATGAGATTACCAAAATTTATCACGTTTGGAAGATTAAACTTCTTCTTGTTTCTAGTAATACTGATCGGCTTCCTTGTACTTCTCCTTGTCCCAATTGAGCCCATAAAGGTATCGAAAGTAGACCTCTTGACCAAACAAGTAAGGGCGGGCGAAGAGATAACTTACGTAATTGAATTCTGCAAAAACGTCGACTCTGACATACTTGGAGAGGTCGACCGTTTCTTAGTAGATACCAAGAACGACAAGACGAGGCCCATCGAGTTATCTGGCAGTCAAGCAAATGGGCCTAAAGGGTGCCGCAAATTGGAGATTGGAGTGTTATTGCCACTTAACGTTCCTGAGTCAACTTACCGGTTGCGATTTGTATACAAGTATTATCCATCTCTCTTTCGACCACCAATCGTAGTAACCGTAGAGCCGAAGGACTTTCTAGTAGTAAAGAAGGCGGATATTCGCGGGTCTTTGCAAAAGATAACTAAGCAACTTGCTGAAATAGAAAAAGAGCTAACAACACCACCCCAAGTATCTGCCGCTACTACAGAAGAACCTTCTAAAACATACGACCCTACAGTCGACAGTGGCGGACAGGTCAATGCCCCTTCTAATTCACAGCCTCAGCAGACTTTCCCGGCCCCATCGGCCACAACCTCACAGCCGCAAGTTAATAGCCGTAAGCCCGAGGCAGATGATGATATTAACGAAGAAGATCGCTCACACCTCGCACCACTACTGCAATATGTTTTTCACAAACTTAGGCTACAGCAATGATAAAGGCAGATTATTTCGTACACCCTATGAGATTCACGGGGGACTACTTTAAAGGCCCCTGGTCTGGATACAGGTTCAAAGAGCCACTCGGGTACGCGCCAGGCGTGCATACTGGCGTTGACTATAACCGTGATGCTGGCGGGCAGGACGGTAACGTTGATAAAGGCGACGCTGCTTTTGCGGTTGCCGACGGTGAAGTCATATTAGTTATTGACAAAACTGATATTGGGTTTGGTAAAACTATTATTATGCGCCACGAAGCAACCGAAAGGCTGCGAAGGCGTATTGGTATGGCCTCTTTTTACACTCGAATGATGCACTTTGATACTACTTTTGTAAAAGCGGGCAATGTCGTAAAAGCTGGAGAGAGGATAGCAACTGTCGGAAACACCGGTACACAGTATGTGCATATCCATTTAGACATGTGGGATGCTAGTAAGATGGGGTGGCACCTAATTTATCATAGCAATAGTCCTCTGATACAATATTATGTAGACCCTTTCAAGGTCATCCAAAGCAATCTTAAGGGAGACGAAGATATGATTGAGGATAAGGACAATCAATTCCGGCGCTGGCAGAAGTTAGCACGCCAGATACGTGGCCAGCGCTTCGATGAGAAGGGCAGCCCGCGACCGTTCTCACGTGATGAGTTCAAGCGCTCGGCCGTTGGGCAAACATGGCTTAGAGCTATGGAGATACTGTCTGATAGCGAGGAGGCGGACTTAAACGAACAACGAGCTGCACTCGGTTGGAAGGCGGAACGAGATAACTGGCGCGACCAAATACTTAGTAACAAGAAGCGGGCCGACGAGGCTGAGGCAAAGCTGAAAGAGTCAGTAGTGCCAGAAGCAATTGCAGAGCGGATTGTTGAAAGAGTATCGGCTGATGTAAGCAAACTAATAACAGGAAAGAAATAAATGTCAAGAGTAATATTAATACCAATTCGGTTCCCGTTGCCTAAAATCATTCAACCCAAAGTGATTTACCACAGGGTTGCTTCTGGAGAGAATTTAACGGTCATTGCAAGGAAATACAACACCACAGTAGATAAGATATTAAAGCTTAACCGCATCCCCAACCCAAACCTTATCCATCCAGGTTGGGTTATTAGAGTAAGATAAGGAGACACATAAATGGAATTTCTAGCATCAGTCACCGCTATATCGGCCGCGAGTGTCGTAGTTGCCGTGCAGGTATTAAAGATGGAAGCTATACCAGTAAAATTCGTTAACAAGTACCCTGCATTGACGAATATTATTATTAGTTTTGTGGCTGCTACGATTGCTACGCTTGGTTCCGTAGCTTCAGGCAGAGAGCTAACGCTTATGGACTACCTGTTCTTAGCTGTGTCTATCCCGGTAGTAGCATCAATTACTTATAACCAGCTCGGTAAGAAGGTAGTTGAAGAAACCAAGCCACTTTGATAGCATAAGAGTATTAGCTGCTCACGTGGCTATGCACCTGGAGGTAACTCATAGAATCTAGCACATCGCCCACCCAAGAAGTGATGTGTGCGCCAATGAAAAAGCACCCTGGTATCAGTTGCCGATAAGGGTGCTTTTTCTATTTACCACCAAGTATGATCTTTGTACACGGTAGTACCGGTTCGTGCGCTGTAACAATTGCCAGTGCACTTTCTGAAGTTCCATGCCGCGGCCCATCCACCATATGCCTGAGCATACTCGTGACACCACCTTAGCTGAGTGACAGGGTTAGTTTCCCAGTCACCTCCTGCTGATGACATCTTGTTTCCTGGTAGCGCTTGGCACAGCCCGTATGCTCCAGAGCCGGCAGTATTCCATCGAGTGGCGCCGTCCCATCCGCCTTCGGCACTAACTCCCTGGCACCCGGCTATAACGCAGTCAACATATACCCAATCGCTTTTTGGTATACCCGCTGCCTCCATCCAGGCTTCAGGGCTAGCTCCAGAAGATGCAGAAGCGGTCGCGCTAGCCGTCATGGCGCTAATAGCGACACTCGCCGCTCTCTCTGCCTCGGCTTTGGCTAGAGCTCTTGATTTGATCTTAGCTTGAAGTTTTTTCTCTAATTCTTTCTTCTGCTTTTCGAGGTGCTGCTTTTCAGCTTGAATTTTTTTCAGCTTATTATCATTTTGCTTGTTTTTGTGAAGCTCAGCATCAAGGCTAGTATTAACTTTGTCGTATTTCAGTTCGAGTTCTTTTAGCTCCGAGCTGTACGATCTTAGTTTAATCTCCTGAAGCTGCAACTTATTGTTCGTAGATACTATGTAGTTGGTGCCATAGGCAGCGTATCCCACCATGATAATGCCTACAGCAACTATAATTAGTCGTTTCATAACTCACCCGTCAGAAAGTGCGGTCGGTGGGTTAATTCTCCTTTTACTTAACGAATTTATAGACAGCAATACTAACCGCAAACACCGCTTGTGGGATGATAAATAACTTTGGCAGTACATCTTCTGTTCCAAAGAATATCATACAACTTGAGAATGCGATGCTTGCAACTACTACGAGCATTCCAAGCCATAGCCATGATTGCTTGTTAGATTGCTTTTTGTTTTCGTTATTCTTTTTTGTTTCGCCGCTGCTCATAACTCTTTCCTTTGTTTATTTGTATTATCAGTGTATCTCGCTAGAAGCTAATTGTCAATACTATCTTTTATAATATATGATTTACAGGGGTGACTATCATTGTATACCAGAAGATATATGTAGCAGACGTCTTCCCACATGAGCGTTGGGAGTGAGTTCACCCAACGCTCAGCCTGGTAACAGTTTGCACAGTTCATCTTGTTAGTACCACCAATAGAATCAGAGATATTATTATCGTAAATATTGCGCTGCCGTAGAATCCGAATTGATGCCAGATATCAGCTGCTAGTAGTAGTGTTACCATGACCGCCAGAAAGCACAGCAGTCCAAGCACGATTATTGATAGTAAAGCTGCCACTATTTTTAATAGCATTCTCCACCCTTTGTTTATGTTTTATAGTTCTTCTAATTTTAATTCATATCCCTCAAGAGTATTAGGGTCTACTAAGTCTTTTTCCCTGATTATCTTACCGGAGGTCCGTTTTTGCACTCTTCCGCCTTTGGCGGCGTGTGGGTGGCCTTTTTCATAGCTATAGCGTTTGCCGCCGAATGGGTTTTTTCGTTTCTTGCTAAGTTCACTATAATAGTTTGGGTTGTCTTTAGTTAGCTTTTGGGCGATGCGCTTACCGCCCTCTGATGTTCCTGCCATAACTTCTCCTAGGCGTATAGCCCTTGTAGTCTTAATAATTCTTTGCTTCCTGGTTCCGAGAAGAGCATATCTCCCTTTCCGGTCAATTCTTCTGCGCCCTTCTGGTCCAGGATGATTTTACTGTTTATTTCATTAGTCACTGCAAAAGCGATTTTAGTTGGTATATTTGCCTTTATAAGCCCCGTTACAACGTCCGCAGACGGCCGCTGAGTAGCTAGCACAAGGTGAATACCGACTGCTCGTGCCTTCTGCGCGATGCGCACGATCATAGACTCAACGCTTGGCAAGGTTTCCATGTGAGTAATCGGCGTTCCGTTCGCTTTGTATCCATCAATTACCCGTACTTTTCTTGGCTTATTACCACCGTTAAGCATTAGGTCGGCAAACTCATCAATGACAAATACGATATTGCGAAGGCGCTTACCAGTTAGTTTATTGTACTCGGCTAGGTTGCGTGCACCACTGCCGACTAGAAGAGAGTAGCGATCTTCCATTGTATGAACTACCTTTTCTACTAGCGCCACTGCCTCATCCGCTTCAGTGGCCATATCAAGTCTTGTATGTTCCATAGCAGCAAACTTGGCTAACTCAACTTGTTTTGGGTCAATAAGCACCAGCTCAAGCTTACGAGAGCTCATCTGAGATGTTAGGGCGGTTAGGATGGTATTTATCATTACTGACTTACCAGAGCCCGTTGTGCCGGCTATCAGAAGGTGCGGCATGTCAGACAAGTCGCGATGCACTACTTTACCGCTAATATCAACTCCGACTGGAATATTAAGTGTATTCTTTATAAAGTGTTGCTCACCAAGATCAATCGTCTTTCGTACCTGGCTAGGCACCTCAATGCCAACCAGGCTAGTGCCTGGGATTGGCGCTTGAATACGCAATGATTTTGCCTCAAGAGCTAAGGCAAGGTCTTTTTCTAGCTTAGCTATTCTAGCCATACTAACACCACGAGATGGCTTGAATGTATAGCGTGTGACACTTGGGCCAACGACTGTATCCTGTACTGATACGGGTGCGCCAAACTCCCCAAGCTTAGCCCTGATCTTCTCCTCGGGGCTTAGGTTGTCGTTGTCTACATCATCATGTACGCTAGCAACAAAGTTCTTCTCAACAAATACGCGTTGCTCGGTTTTCTTCTTAACGCTCATAGGCCGGTCGGCTTCCATGATACCAGAGCGATAAATCTCAAACGTGTTACCGCCGTCGAATATATCATCGGGGTTGGGAAGAAATACCATATCAGGGATGCTAACTAGCTTTGTGCAGTCGTTGTATAACCGATAGAACATGGCAAAGTCGCCTGGGCTGTCAAACTCATAACTATACTCGCTAAGCTGGCTAGAGCCATCGCGGTTCTTGCTTGTCTTACAGATGATGTACCTAACTCGTGCTGGCGCTTCACCGTACTTAGCTTTAATTACGTGATAATCAAACATTGCTTGAATTATCTTGTTGAAGTCGTCCTTGTCGGTATCAAGCTGGTAGCTAGTGAACTTCCAGTCGATGACTTCAATCTCGCCTAAGTCATTGCGAGTTATCATATCGATCTTAGCCTTCGCGGGGAGTGACAGCCGTTCGCCATTGTTCACATCAGTAATGTGTTCTTTTATCGTTTGCTCGACACCAAGTATCTCATAGAACTTTGGTTGCTCTTCAAAGAAGAATCTTATTGCCTGGTTGTAGCTAACAATAATATTCTCGCGGCTACCAGTTTTACCGTAATTGATGCCAGTATCGCTCATCTCGTCGATATACTTCTGACCGGCCTGGATAGCAGCGTCAATACTCACTCCCTCGTAGTAGCTTTGGATGGCTTTGTGAGCCGCCGTGCCGACTACTGATGACGGTGAAGATAGATCATCCCACACTCCAATAACGTAGTTTTTCTTAAAAGCTAATGGGTTTCTCATCAGCTTTGTCATGCTGGAATAGCTCCAGTGATCTATTAATGGTTCGTGCATGTGTTTGTCTCCTTTTAACACATATTTATTTTATATCGCTAGAAGCTATTTGTCTATGATGATTTTTTCTTAATGCTTTTCTTAGACTGGTTGTACTCATTTTCAAGCGATATTACGGTCCGGGTAACGATATCTTTAGTTAGCTTATCTCTAAATTCAACCAGGTGAGGCGGGGCAATACGGGGCACAAGGTTCGGGTTATTTTCCATAAAGTACTTGATCGCGCGTTGCTGGTTGGCTGTCTTAGCCATCTGCCTCCTCTCCTTCGATGATATTCTGATGCTTGTCATTATCGACGTAATTGTAAGCGTCATCCTCACCCATAGCAGCCTGATCGGCACGAAGTGCTTTTTGTATCTCAGTAGATTGTGGCCCCCATTTACTTATTAGAAGCTTTACGACCGTCTTCTTTGACATATTAGGTTTGTCGTCTGCCCACTTACCATTACCGTTCTTATACGTTTTACTGTACTGCTTGGCGTGCTTCTCCAAATCGTCATATGACATGTAGAGCAACTTTTCAAAACCATTAATTAGCTTGAAGTAAGCTACATAGCCAACTACTTTTAACTTAGACCGCTCATTGTTATCATTGACCCATTCAAAGTCGATAGCACCCGTTAGGCGGTTTTCTCCTTTATATTCACCTTCGCGTACGTCCGTAACGTTGATGGTCTTATATTGCTGGCTACGAAGAGCTAGCTGAATAAAGCCTTTCCAGCCGATTTGTAGCTGAGGCTCATACTTCTTAACCCATGTTTCTTTGCCAGTCTCAGGGTCCTTAGTCTTTTTGTTGTTCAGATAAGGTATGATGTATGCTAGCCCTAAGTTAGGGTCAATAGGAAGGTGCATACTTGCTGCTTTTAGAGCGGTTCTGATAACCTCTCCAGGTTCGCACTCTTGAAGCACAGGATTACCGTTGATGACCGTTATAAGCGATGTGGTAAAATCGTCCGCACGGTCTTTGAGCGTCTGCTCAATGCTATCCTGCACCTTTCCGCTTCGTATGTATAGTTGAAGCTGATTATTTGCCATAGTGTCTCCTTCAATGGACATGTTAATATTACACTTACTATTATATCTCGCTAGAAGCTATTTGTACATACGTTTAGTTACTTTTTATAAAATCCGCGAGCTTCTTGAGTGACTCGCGGATTTCTTCTAACTGACGTTCTAGCATTTCGCGCGCAGCCTTTTCCGCACGGTACTTTGTCTCTATCTCAAATAACTCTTGCTTAAGCTTACTATTTTCGTCTCTGACCGCTTGTATATCAGATGTACTGTCCATAGACCTATTATACTAGGGCTCAAGCCACAGCAATAGTGCGGATATAGCTGCTAAGGCAGCCGACATAACAATTAATCCAACTTCTATCACATCTCCCCCTTAATAACAATCGCGTACAGTATCATTCCCAGCAGCCAAACTATCACTAGCCGAAACAGCCTTTCGTCCATGGCAATTACATAAACCGCCCCTCCAATCAGTATAGTGATGATAGCGGCTTTAGCGTTTGGGCTCATCACTCCCCAATCCCGCACGCTGGCGTTGTTCTTTGCGTAGTTCATTGCGATGTCCTTTGCTCAGTGTAAGGATGCGATAGCCAGGTTGAGGGTAATCGTCTTCACCAATAACCCTCTCTACCTCCTCCTTATGAGCGGCGAGGATGGAAACCTTTGCCTTCAGGTCTGATTTATTCCACTCCTTATCACGTTCCTCGATGCTTATTTCATCTAGGATGTACTGTTTAGTAGTCCTGGAGTATAGGATTGCATGGGCGTCAAGTATCTCTTCTAGCTTCTCTTCAAATGTAGGGTGGGGCATTACTTTAGTTCTCCTGCCTCGTGTAAAGCGATTGTTAGCTTGAGTAGTGCTTTTAAGGGGGTGTCAGCAGTCACAGGCTTGATAGCGTAGGCAAGTCTATCATCGTTCGTATCGTAACCCTTGCGTGAGAAAACCGACTTCATGTCTCTAAACCATGGATGGTTAGAATATTCGTAGAAATAACCTTTACCGATCTTTTTCATACAGAGTCGGTAGGCTATGTTAAGCGAGGGACTATGAAGAGCATCTGGCAAGAGCTCTAGCAGATAATCAGAATTGTAAAGTGGAATGCTCTGCTCACCAACATCATTCCACTTACCGTTATTGTAATCAGCTATAAACCATTCCTTCCACTTAAGAGTATGTGAAGTCATAAGACGTTTATAGGTAAATGGTGTATCGTCCCATCCAGTAAGCCCATACACACGCTTGCAGAGGTCGAAAAGCTCTTTGTCTTGCATTATTCCTGTCCTTTCTCTAATAAAACAAGCCCGTCATCTAAAACTCTATAACTGCCACTGCCTTTCTCTGGATAGCCAAGATCATTCACTGCTACATGCAACCACGATGAGCAAGTTATAAAGTAGTGGTTGCCGTTCTTCCTTAGTGCCCGGGTGTTTTCACTTGGTGTAACTACAAATCTTACAGCAATTAGCTTACTGTCTTTATCTGTATAGAGCTCGACATGCTTGTATCTATCGAGTTGAAGTGCATCTCTCATCCCGCCATTGAAGTAGACCATGCCACTGAAATAGCCTGTGTTTTTTACCCCGGCCTGTATAGAGTACGTGTTCTTAGTGTTTTTAGTTTTGTTGACTGGTTTGAACAACTCAAAATTACCCATCATTGTCCTTTCTCTTGTGATTGCTGTGATTTGAGGGTGGCTAGCAGCTGTTCAAGATTTACTTTTCGCATGTCGATGTTGCCCTGGGCGATGTGCCCACTCATAAGGTCGGCAAACTTCTGCCATTCTGTCTCCTGTGCAGCCAAGGCTATTTGTTGGGTGTGAGATTTGACATGCTTTGCTAGTACTTTACAGAAATCCTCGTAGCTTATATCGTGATAACCGCTGTCATCGGTCATCACCTCTACGCTATCCCAAACAAACTCAGGATCATCGAACACCGCTTTAACGATTCTCTGTGCTTCCCGCAGCTCTTCATCATTCATAGGGCCTCCTCAAAGAGTTTCAGGTACTTATCAAGTGCTGCCTTCGCTGATGGGCTACCTACTGCACCAAAGCCACCTGAACGATAGCGTTTCTTGGCTAGAGCTGGCGTGTCGCCGCTAAGAGGTTTACTTGGGTAATTTGACGTTGCAACTGACTTAGCGCATATATGGGCAGCCTCGGAGATAATCTCCATCGTCCAGTCGTCACCGTGCTGTGTCATTAAAGCTTTTCTAAATCTTTCTACTAGTTCACTTGTTTCTTCATCATTCATAGGGCTATACCTCCTTATTTGTTTGCCTTATAAAACGCTTGAGCGAACCCTTGGGGTGTCATAGCCCTTACTGCCGCACGGTCATACTTACCTTGTACAAGCTCTTTGCCCCATTCAGGAATATCACTTGGTGGCGATTCAACAGTTGCTACTGGATTTTTGAAGCGTCCCCATACGTCTGTTGGCTTATTTCTGCCATCCCCAAACTGCCACTGCTTAAATGAAAACTCTGGCCGGCCAAGAAAACGCCTTAGCATACCAACTGGGTTCTCAAGAGCCCAGAAGTGGAGAGTGCCACCATTCATTGTTTGGACGTGCCATATGATTTCCATACATGCCCTAACAGTCTGCATACCACCCTGTAGGTCACGAGGTATCTTAGCTCGGGTTCTCGCAACTGAGAATTGGGTGCAAGGTGGTGCGGAGAATGCCATAGATACCGTCAACCGGTACTTCCAGAAATGCCATACCGTCGTTACGTGGGTTATTCTTACGGAATCGTATTACACTGCCAACTGGCCACCAGTCCGTGACGTTGTACTCAGGCAAAGTGATAACA